TTCCCCAGGCTGGCGGGTGATGTGCTGGCATGGAACGCTGTACTTTCCTATCAAACGAGCGAAGTTATAGAGTTTCGCCATGATCACACCACCTCATACACTATCGCCCGGAGCAAGTGCCCGGTGTGAACCAGCGGATTGCTGCGCTTCGTCATCTTGATGGTCATCTTCGAAAGCGGAGGTTTGTCCAGATCCCGCAGGTATGTCTGCATCATGCCCTGCAGTTGCAGGCCGAGCGCGTCCAGGACGGTGTCAATCGGCGTTCCTTTCCGGAAAGCCTCGATCAGCCACTTTTTGGCTTCCTCGATAAACGCCTTTTCCTTCTCGTCGAAGCCGGCGCGAATGAACGAGCGTTCCGGGATGACGATGTGTGTCGTCGACTTTTTGAGCGGAAACCCCTGCGCCGCGAACCACTTCCGCATTTTCGGCGTGACTTCGATGCGGGCACCGAACTCGTGGACGGCGGCAATTTCCGCGATTTCGCCGCCCATGACGCCGACCCTGATGTTCCGCTTTCCGAGCGTCTCCAGTTCCTTCAGCACCCGCGGGATGCGGTTCTCGTCATGCACTTTTACGCCCATGGCGCCACCTCATTTCACCGGAACAAACCCGAAACGGTTGTAAGGCTTGAGCAAGATGAACCACGGCGCAGTGTCGCCCCCAGATGCGCCAGCCGCACCGCTGCCAGAACGCCAGATTTCCGCTGGATTGCGAAACGTCTGCTGCATCGGTCCAACGCGCTCGGATTCAACCATGCCCGCATCGCCGCCTTCGGTGCCGACGCCCACCGCAAGCACCGCCTGAATCATCATGCTGATCGCCAATTTCACGCCAGCGGGCAAGACGATGTCTCCCTGATCATTCCGCGTGAACGGGTTCCGCGTCCACTCAATCACGAAGTCGATGGCTGCCGGCAGAAGGACTTCGAGCAGCGCGTCCTTCGATGTGTCATCCTGCGCGATTCCGAGCAGGGTTTTCAGTTCATCCAGAGTCATACTTCTACACCGGCCGCCCGCAGCGCTTCGATGATGTCGTCCTTCTTCTTCAGCCCGGACAAGTCGACACCGTTCGCTTCCGCGATCTCACGCAGGGCCGCCACAGTCAGGTTGGCGTTACCGCCTTCGTCGGACCCGCCCGTTTGCCCGGTGTTGGACGCGATGATCTTGGCGATACGATTCCTTTCCCATCTTTCAGCCACGGTCTGTTCCACTTCGATGATGTCACCCGGCTTCAAAGGCTTGCCGTAGAATGTGTGCACCAGCATTTCAACTTGAACCAATTCGATCACCCTTTCATTGGTCATTGTAAAAATACCCTGCGAGAGTATTGCTCCCGCAGGGTTGAATCATTACGGCGATGCCGGCGGCTTCAGGACGGAGAACATGAACCTGGTGGATTCATCCCGAGCCAGCTGATTGATCGGGTTCGGGATCTGCCATGCCAGCCGCATCACGCAGCGCAGCGCGACCATGTCTTGTTGAGCGAGGTTGTACACGATTTCGCCGGTCACCGGGTCTTGGATGACGGCTTCCGTCAGAATTTTGTACGTGATGTCCTGACGGATTGCGTACACCAGTTGCCGCCAGTCGCCAGCGATCAGCAGCGACTTGGTCGGGTCGACGCTCCCGTTCTGCGGGAAGATCATCGGCTCGCCATCGAGTTGATACCGAGTGCCTTCCTGCATCGTGGCCTTGAACAAAGGTTGGCCATCAGCGTCGCGGAGACCGCGCAGCTTTGCGCGCATGGACATTGCTGCCACATGGCCATTGACCATAAACCCGGACTGTTCGACCAGGTCAATCACGCCGCCTTCGGCCATGATGTCGTCGTACAGATCAGTACCCGTACCGAGCGCAACGACTTTCCCTTTCGCCGTCGCTTGCGTCACGATACCATCCGGCCAGGTCGACGGTTTGTTCGTGCCATACAGCACAGCGGCGTCGAACACTTCGCCGAAAGCAGCTTCGATCCGCGGGCGGATTTGGCCCCAGATGTCATATTCGGGGTCGTCCAGGACTGCCTCCGGAATCGGTACAATGACCGCGATTTCTTCGGCTTCGAGGAATTTGTTTTTCCAGTCCACCTTCGTGGTTTGCTTGCGCCCAGTGTCACCGTTGACGAAGTACGCCATCGGCAGGCTGTTCAGCACCGGCAACCGTTTTTGCTTCGCCGTCATGTTCGGAAGCCGCGTTGCCAGCTGCATGACGGCCGAATACTGAGGCACTCCCTGAATAATTTCGTTGGCCACTTCGACGGGAATCAGGGCCTCCGCGTCGGTGCGTTGAATCAAATTCACTGCCATCTTCTTTCCACTCTCCCACAAATGAAATTAGCGCCGGATGGCGCCTCTGATCAGATCGTTCATGGAAAAACCGGCCTTTCCGCCGGTTCCGTTGCTGGGCGGCGTCCGTCCGCCAGCAGCCAGTCGCTTCGTGACTTCTTCGGACACTGCAGCATCCCATAGTTTACAGAAGTCATCGATGCGCCTTTTCGTTTCCTCGACATCGTCGCCGAGTACGAACGGTTTGAACTGGATCGGAAGTTGCGCTGCCGCCAGAAGATTGGTCGCCTCCAGTTCGACCGTTTGCCGTTTTAGCGCCGCCTCCTTTTCCACCAGCTCGCGGCGCCGTTTCTCCAGCTCATACTGGATTTTTTCCTCCTCGGTCATCTTTGCATGGAGCTGCTGTTCCAATTGCTTGACCTGTTTGCTGTAGGCCGTGCGGACCCGATCCTCAGCGGACTGGATCTGCTTTTGCATCCATGCTTCCAATTCAGGTGTCAGTTGAACCCCGCCTTGGTTTCCTTGGCTGCCAGCAGCTCCGTCAGTGCCGCCTTGTCCAGTTCCTCCGGAACCTACTCCATTTGCCCCTTGGCCTCCTTGTTGGCCCTGCGCGCCGTCTGTGCCAGCAGTTCCCCCACCTTGGCCGCCTTCACCTGCGAAAAACTGCAGGTTCAACTTGCGATGTTTCCTTTTCATGATCAACCCTCCATTTTTGAGTTCGGACATGCCCGTGCCCTGCTTCGAGTTCACGAACACCCGCCCTCATTTTTTTGGCAAATAAAAAAGCCGCCATTGAGGCGACTTTTGAAAACGTGCACTAATTTACTTCTTGACGATTTCGAACTCGTCCGGAGGATAAAGGTAATCCTCGCCGCTTTCGTCAACAATTCGATACCAGCCCTTTTCCACGCTTTCGACACGGTACATCTTTCCGTGTATGAGCGTCATCGGACTTCCCTTTCCCAGGTAACGAACGATCACTGAATACACCCCGGTTCAATCATCGAACCAACGTTTGATTTTATATTCTATTTTACCAATATTCGGTGCTTCGTACCAGTGTATTTCTGCAGTTCGTTCTTTCCCGTCGTAAATGACGGTTGCGGTGCCGCGCATCTTTTTCCAATCCTTTGGAGAGGTCAAAGACCCGTTTTGCAGCGGATAACTCTTGATAAGACGCTGAACCTCGCGGATTTTCTCGCCCTCGGCAATCGGGATAACGCCGGTAATATAACTGCCTTCCTTGAGAACGGCGTTTTTCCCGCCAGAAACCCGCACAGATTTCGGCACCTTCACATATATCCGTTTGGCTGCTGCTCCCAGGCTCCGCGGGACTACTTCGTAGTCGCTCAGGCGTGTTCTTTTCCACTCCTCGAACGTCAGGTCCGCCAGCTCCTTGTGGGTCCGTTTCTGGACCTCAGCGATCCGGTACGTCACAAAACAACGGCAGTTGATGTCGTGGGCGGCGACGCCGGTGTTTCCCGGGGCGGCTCCGCGCCCCCCGCCCGGCCGCAGTTCAAAATCTTCATCAGCACGGACTTCCTGACCGTCCATCATACGATGGTTGGCTGCCGCCGTATGCCGGACCTTTTCATCGTGCAGGCTGTTCCATTTCTTCAGCATCACAACGCCCTGTTCGGTCGCATGCTCGGCACTCGCCAGCGTCGCAGCCTCCTGTATTCGGTGCGATTCCGTCCGGACGATCCGTACCGTGTCAAAGTGGCTGGTGTTCAGCACTTCCCGGACGTCCTCAGTCATCTTTCGCAGCGTGGCTCCCTCGACCAGGTCGGCGGTGATGCGCCGGAAAAGTTCGTCGATGGTCTGCTTTCTCAGCCGCGACAATCGGCCTTTCAGTGGCCGCCCGCCGATCGGCTCCTCGATGATCCTATCGATCTGTTCAAGCGGAACCGCCTTGTACCGGAGCCGAGCCTTCGCCTCTCGCTCGATTGCCCACGCCATCCACTCATAGGAGTGAGAGTATGCCTGCCGCAGGAGCCTGCGCAGCGCACGCTGGTTTTTCGCGCTCATCTTGTCCACCTGGGCCATGATCTGCTTTTCCAGGCGGCGCAGGCGGTTGTACTTGGCCATTTCGGCGTAGGTCAGTTTGCCGTCGGTTTCGAGCTTCGCGAAAATCAGTCCGATCTCGGCGATGATTCCGTGCAAGGCAATCTCAAAATTGCGTCTGATCTGCGCCTCGACCGCCGCGACTTGTTGCTCGTTTTCCTTTCGCAGCTCCGCCTCGTATTTGTCCAGGCTCATGCATCATCGCCCTCATCCCCGTCGTCCGGCAGATCCAGCTCCGGGATATCATCGCGTTCATGGCGCATGAGTTCGACTTCATATTCAACGTCATCTACGAACGAGAGTTGGCTGAGACGCGTCTGCTCACTGACCATGCCCCTGAGTTGCCGTGTGGCCTGCGCCTCATACAAGAGATCCCGCGGGAAGTTGCGCTTGAACTCATACCACACATACAGCGGGTCGAACCGCAGCGATGGCTCTTTCGCGTTCCACGGCCTGGATAGCAGATCGAACATGCGTTTCGACGCCGACCTGAACTTGTTTTCGAAGAAACCAACCTTCATCTCAAGCCCCAGCAGTTTATACTTTCTGGCCTCACCGGACTGAGATCCACTGCCAAATGCTTCATCGGACAGGTCGGGCGTCTTCGAAAACCGGTAGATGTTGTCGTGCAGCCTGTCCAGGTGGTGCTCAACGATGGCGTCGTTCAACTGTTTCGTGATGAACTTGATGTCGCCGCCCTCGGGAATGTTGAACGCTCCAGTTTTCCGCGCCTCGTTCAGCACCTCTTCTGTAATCTGTCCGCCGATGAACGCCATGTAAGCGAGCCTGAACGCTTCGATTTCACTGTTCACATCGCTGAGCGTACGATCATAGGCATCAATCAGGCTGAGCACCTTTTCCGCTTCGCCCTGTAACTCAGCGTTGTTCGGATATCCGACCACCGGACACATGCCGAATGGATGCGGCTCAGGCGGTTTTTCGACTTTGTATGTGCCGCTGTTCGAGCGAGTCTCGATGAAGTAGTGCGTTTGCGACTCATCGTAAAACTCCACCTTCCGGATCGGGCTGTCCCGCTCGTTCAAAACCGTGTACACGTACAAAGCGTAGTCCGGTTCCGTGATGTCTCCGCTGGATGCGAGGAACACCACGCCGTACGCTGGCAAGTTTTTCGCTCGCTCTCGGCCTTCCTGGTCGATGTAAATGAGACGGGCTCCATAACCGCATATCGCGGCCATCTTTGTGACTTCGACGTCCAGATCCGGCAGGTTATTCATTGAGGCAAACCGGACGATGGTTTCCTGAACCCGCTCGTATTCGGCCACATCTTTCGAGTAGTTGTAGCTGATCGGGTTCCCCGCGAAATACCCGACCTTCATGTCGACGATCTCACCGAAAAAGTCGTTGGCAACCCGATTGTTCACTTTTCGGCTGTCGTCTAAGTGCCGTTGGAAAATTGGCACTCCCTGCGGATCGCCCGTGTATCGAAGGAACAGTTTCATCATCTCGACTTGTCGCGGCTCGAACTTTTTCAGAATGCGCTTGACCAGGTCCGGTGAAATGCCATTCGCCCGGATCTGCTCGATCTCATACGTGAAATCAGGCAACATGTCGTGTTTCACCTCCTTATCTGGCAGCCGTAGGTGCAGATGTGACCTTTCTCATGTTGATCTCGCTCTCAAGCGCATAACGTACAGCATCAATGCTGTGATTATCGCGGTCGGGATACCCTTCCTTCCACCCACCGTTACCGTCGGGATCGAGTTCGTACCCTTCGAACTCGCGCGCCGTGTTCGGGCAGCGAACCGGGTCGATCACAATCTCATCCAGATCCTGCAGGAACTTCATGCCGTGTTCCACACTGTCCGGTCCTTTCTTCGCGCCGGTCACGTTCACGCCGAGGTTTCGCAGTTCCGCGATCGTCCGTGGTTCGGCGCTATCAGCCGTCACGCGGGCGTTGCTCTTGTTTTCGGCTCGGATGGCATCGGCCAGCGCGCGGTTCGACAGGCCGACCTTGTGCACCTCGTGGAAAATAAACAGCCGGCGCCGTGTAGCGTCGAAGTGCATGACCGCGTAATGCGTCGGATGCGCCGCGAAGCCGAAGTCCAACCCGCGTTTGATCCTGTCAAAGCTAGCGATTTCCTCGTCACTGATCCGGCGCAGCGTAAGGTTTCGGAATACCTCGCCCCCGGTCCCGACGTCTTCTCCCAGATACTCATGCCGGTAGGCCAGCTCGTTGCGCTGTCGCAGCGTCTCCGCCTCGATGAAAAACTGCTCACCGAGCCACTCGCGCGGTACCCCTAGGTACGTGCTGTGATGGACATACCAGCTGGCCGGCGGATTGCTCTTATATTCATGCACCCAACACTTGCGACTCCGGGGCGGGTTGTACGTGTAAAACACCTTATACCCGTCACCCCCGCGCAGGGCCGTCTGGTTGATGCTGCGAATATCTTCGATCGAGAACTCGTCCGCCTCTTCATACCAGACAAACTTAAAAAAGCCTTTGCGAAGCCGCAAAGACTTGATTTTGATTGGGTTGTCAGCGCCCCGAAAGATGATTTTTTGGCCGGTCGGCCGGTACACGATCTGCATCGGTGACACGCGGCAATCGAACAGATGTGCGATGCCTAATTTTTCAATCGCCCAAACGAATGATTCGTACACCGATTCGCGCAGAGTGTCTTTTACCTTACGCAACGCAATCGCATTTGCGTTCGGATCGGCGATCATACCAAGAATGATCTCAGTCGGCGTAAACGACGATTTCGTGCTACCGCGACCGCCACCGAGCAGGAAGTGCGTCGCTCTGTCATTTTTGATAATGTGATGAACTTCGTAAAACGACGGAGCGATGATGTCGGTCAGCCGTACAGCGGTCACGCCTCATCACGCGGCACGTCGTCCACGATTTGAACAGCTCCCTGAACGTCTACCTGTTGTTTGTCGATCCACATACCAAACCGCTTGCCGAGCAATTCCAGCGCCTTTATCTTGTCCGCAAATCGGATTTCGCGCTCGACCCCTTCGCCATCTTGAGTTGGGATCGTCTTTACCTTCACGCT